CCCAGCTTAGGGCCCCGGTCTATAAAGATCCGACCGGTTGCAGGCCCCGCCCTCCGTTTAATACGGAGGGTACCACCCCAGCTTGATGCCGACGGCATGGGGACGTCCCTGACGTTCTAAGTGTCCGGTATCTAGGGGTTCCAACCCTTGATAGAGCAAACACTTCATCAAGGCTCCTTGACCACTAATCGGTGAGATTGGTGGTTTCGAAGACTCAACGTAACCTCTTACAAGAGGGCGTTGAGTTCGATGATCAATTCTCTCGGTTTCATAACCAAGATCTGACCAACGACCGAGAACGGGAGATGTAGGCCGAACGAGCGGATAGTGAGGAAGGAAATTCCCCACTTGCTTGTCTAGCCACTCGACAGTCGATCGGAAACCAGCCTCCCAGAGGCGATTTCTTAGACTGACGAGCGAGATGATCTCCTGAACATCAGACCGTGATGAGGGGAATTCCCTGCGTACGCGTTGAATTGTAACATCAACACCCGCGTAAAATTCCGATCCACAGGATTCTCTGAACTTTCCAGTCCAGAATGACTTCCTGGGGTTCACCTTGTAACCGTATAGGTCAAGGCGATTCATCACAGACAGCACATAGTCCGTGGGGAAAATCAAATCATCCCCATAGACCCGCACCGAGTCACGGAAAGAAAGGATATCTCTCCGTGTCAGGGGTCGGTTGAGCGCGTCTTGTATTCCAAGAAAGATGATGGTCAGAAAGACCATTGCTTCCATTGGAAACGTAAGCGCTGAACCCATCGACGCGAACTTGGCCAAACGGATTATTCCGTGGTCAGGTACAGCGGCCTTCGTGGACCTGCAATCTTGGATCCCCACTAGTAACTGTGGGAACCTTGAGAACAGTGCCATTACGTGCCGGTTGGAAACACGATCGGATGCTTCACTCAGATCGAGTGTTGCAAGACTCCCGTCAAAGGAGCCCTCTTTAGCCAAAAGCTGATTAGGCTCTTGATGCTCGAATCCGATCATACCGAAAGAAGCATTCAGGCCATCTCCGAAGAAATTGCCTGAAACCTCACGCTTCTCCAGGTAATCATAGAATACATCACGAAGAGACTGCTGCGCATATTGCATTGCAGTAGGCTCTATCGCGATGATTCTTGGTGTTTTCAGCGTCTTAGGAACAGTGATGACCCTAACAGGTCGTTCTGCTCCAGGTTCGAGGAAGTTCAACTGCGGTCTCTCCGGATCCCAATACATTTCTGTATCGGCATACCGGGGATTAGGTATCGCATAGCTATCCCAAGGGAAGCTATGGTTCAACCGAGCAGGCCACTCCACCACATCGTACTTAGCGTTTCCGCGAAGTCGATCTGCTGTTGCGCCTGGACCGTGTTTCGGCATGAGTTGTTCTGAGACAAGCTTTCGCTCGATCTCATTAAACACATTACCGAAAAGCTGGAAAGACATAGCGGACAGCTCGTTAAGAGCTGCCATGCTAATTTCCTTGTCTTTCTCATGAACTTCCTTCTCACACTCGATGTACCCTTGTATAGCTGCCTTCTTACGGGCATCCGTACAGTCGATCGCAACCTTACTATACATCAACGTGAGTTGACGTATAGCCCGAATGCAATCGATGTTAGGTACCTCGAGCAACCTACCTGTTGTACGGTCGAAAACTTGACTGGTCAAACCTTGCAGGAATGCAGGGATAGCACCCTCGTGAACTTTCGCAAACGAGCGAAACGAGCGCGAGTCAATGAATCCGAGCTCTAGACCTCTCTCGAAGTCTTTGCCGAATTCAGGAAGGGTAATCGTGAGAAACGATTTACCCTCCGTTTCCGTCCGCCGGAGGAGCTTTTTGTAGTCCTCCGTGGTGCTTGTGCGACACCATGTGGCCAGTTCATCGGCCACATAACGCCAAAGCAATTCCAGGCTTTTCATGTTCCCTACCTTTCGTGGGTGAACAGTCCCGGCCGATGTTTGCTGGATTGAGAGGAGCGCACTTCATTGTACGCCCCTCTCATCCATAGCTCTCCTGGCTTATTTGTTGGTTAGCTTTCGCCACCAACAAACTTAGTCCAGTTGGCATTCGTTGCAGCTGCCATATTACCAGTAAGACCGGTAATAAGGTTAATCTGCTCAGTAACCGAAAAACCTACGGGAGGCACGTCCAGTACAAAATACCCGGACATGCTGTAACGCAGGTTTTGTGCGGCGTTGAGTGGATCAGCAGCAACCTTTGCCAAATCGACACGCGCGGTATGGCGGTTCCTCTTCCCATTCACATGGGAAACTGAGTACTTAACCAAACCATCTGACGTCTGAAAGACGCCAGTATTGAGACCTGTCCCAATACGGGGCAGACTCAGCGCAGTGCCAATAGTGAGAGACTGAGGATCAGCAAACATCGTACACCTTGACTTCCCTCTGATGAGGGCGGGTTGAGTGGAGAAGCCTGCTTTTGCAGACTCCTGATGCTAGAACGCTCTAGATAATCCTAGAGCGATGACTATGGCTTTCTGTTGGTCGGATAGACCATTGAAAGTCAAGCCAAACCCATACGGTGTTGCGGCCCAGCGCATTTGGACTTTCTCTGTCTTCTTGTAAGAAGACGAAAATCCATCTGTTTCTGGACGATTGCCCACTGCAATTACTTGCCGTGAGCTCTCCATACGGTACATTTCGTAACCGTAGCGCATCACCAAGCCATCTTTTCCCAAACGAGAGATGTTATGGATAACATCTCCGGTGTTTGAGAACCAATCGATGGCCCAACTCCACGGTGCCAAGTTCCACACTACTTCCGGCGTAAGTTCAAGGCCAAGGATCTTACTGGCCTCTGCCGAGTAGTAGCCTACCTTGCTGTCAAAATCAACAGGCTTAGGTATGTGGTACTTGAAACTCCCGCTGAACCACTCATCAACTTTACTTTGGCAAGTAACGTTGGCGACGAGGTGGTATGCCAAGATTGCATCGACATACGCCCCGTTAACAGTGGAAGCGGAGGTTTCAGTGGAGGGAAAGAGGTATCGTCTCCGGATTTGCTTATCGGAGTACTTCAGGTATCCATGCATGATCTGTTCGCGATGCTTTACAGCATAAGCGAATTTACGCAGATCGGATACGAGAGGTAGCCAACCAAATTCATAGTTCAAGTATTCATTGCCAGCCTTTCGGGCAGCATGAACCTTGGACTTGAACGCAGTCGACCCAATGACTTGCGGCAGCCCATTATGCATCAACTCGCCTATGGCGGTTGACATCTGAGCTGCAGGGTTGGTAGGCAAACAGCGAGAGATCGCTGTTGCCCCTTTTGCGTTTCCGTACGAAGTGCTCTTCTGCACTGGTACGGAATAAGGCGGTGTAGTACCAATAACACCACTGATCACAAAAGGACCCTTTGCCTGAGCCTGATCCATGTAGCCGGGCTGAATCTCATATTTCTCTGAGACCATCAGCATCGGACCACCACCATCTGCCTGACTCCTCCAGTTACCGTGTTCCTCAGAAATGATAATCTGAGTACGGTCCCAGAAGGTTTGGGTATTGGTGTGCCACCCAACCGCGGTGCTTGAGCGAGATTGGTTATTCCCGCTATAAGCGAGCCGCGTTTTGGTGACCATGGTTCAACTTCTTTCAA